AAATTCCAGCTTAGGAACCAACAGCGTGTTAATGTCCGTTATGTTTCCTGTTATTTCGTAGAGATTCATGGTTGACCTTTCAGTGCTGTCAGTGGTTATCATCACAGTAAAAGTACCCCGACGGCTCCCGCGCTGCCAGTGCTTCCACCATTGCATTCAGTGCGTCGTTCGCCGTGTCGGATTCCACCAAAGCCACTCGCTGAAGGTCAACCAGCGCTTTAGCTGCATCGCGCTCTGCGTTCAGTACCTCTATAGAATCTCGGAGTTCACTTATTACATCTTCGCGTGCATGTCGATTGGCATGCAGTGCATCGCGCTCTGCTGTCAGTACCTCGACTTGCTCTTTGTATGAGTCAATGACATCGTGGGCGTAGTCACGTTCTCGGATTCGATCTTTCATGTCGCTGGTCAGGCGGTCGATTTCGTCGGCGGCTTGGATGATTACAGGGTTGTCTGCCCATGCGCCAATTTCACGTAGTTCAGTTGTGTTCATCATTCACTCCAAGTTTTGATATTGCTCATGATTTAATAAGTTGAAAAATTAACCAGCTAATAGAAAAAATAAATCCAATAAATCCGCCAGAACCAATCTCAATACTTGCAGCGTGCCGATATCGTTCCGGAATCTGAGTGAATCTCCAAAATATAATAACTAACCAAAAAGCATATAGCGAAGAATATATTCCGCAAACTACTGTAAAAAACGTATCATACATATTTTTCTTTAAGATAATCAATGGCAGTTGAAGATAATTGCGCTCTGAGAGATTCTATCTCGACAGCAGCTTCTTCTAAAAGATCAGAAATTCGATCTGGTTTTCCTTCTTGAACACTTTTTCTGGTAGAAATTTGTCTGCGAATTTCAGCGCGAGTCTTCAGACGATATACGATGTCATCCATGTTTAAGTTCTAACCCATTCATGGCTACAACTTGGGCACTTATAAGATTCAGTCCGATCAGTTCTTGTGTCATAAATTGCAATGGTTTTATTCCATTTTCCGCGTTCTTTAGTTGCTCCATATACAGCTGAGATCTTAGTCGCTTCTTCTTCAGATTGTGTTCTGACGAAAAAATAGTTCCAAATCAAATCTCCGTCCAAATCAATTTTACAGTTTGGGCAATATCCATGTTCATTCATATCATGTCTCTCAATCAAGTTCCAGAATAACCCCAGCTAGGCATAGTTTGCTCAGAATCTATACGAGCAAGAATCAATTCATTAGAATGAACCACATCGCCGAATAATGTAGGATCTTTTCTAAGTCCGCTATAGCAAACCCAACTCCAATAATCACACGCTAACTTAACATCAGTTTTTGAAATTGTTTCCTTGACGAAAGCGCATTCAGAATTTACAACAGCTCGGGCAGGATTTCTGATTTGCTTTTCTTGTGCAAAGATAATCAAATCGATCTGTTCTTGTGTATACATATTTTCTTTGTATAGTTAAATGAGATGATTCATTATACTACAGACAGAATTATGTGCAAATTAAATTTCTAGATCGTGCTCTTTGTTATGTTCGCTCAACGGCGCTTCTATTTTATACGGACACATAGGTGTGGTATCAACTGACTGTTTTTCTTTTTTCCCAAAGATGCGATCCCATCCGTTGACAAACGCTTCATGATTAGCACCTTTACGTGGTGAATCACCCTTTCCTGCTTCTCGATTGTTCATTTACATTGCTCCGTGATGTCCGACTTTTTGTTTAACTGTTTTCATATCTTGTTTAATCTCATCCCAGGTCCATGGCATCATATCTGCCTGACGTCTATTATCAATTCCTACGTCAAGAATGCGCCCAGGAGCTTGATATGACCCATGACAATGACCATGAAGATGAATGCTAGTTTCTTCAGCTTCCCAGTGTGCTAGTGGAAAATGGCACATAACAACAAGCTGTTTCTCAATAACAACAGTCTTCATAGAAGAAACAGAAGTGCATAAATCTTTCAACTCTTGATTCTTCCGGATATTATGATCGTGATTGCCTAGAATCAAATGATGTTCAGCACCAGTAGATTTAATTCTCGAAAGAATCTTGCCGCAAAAATCAATACCCTGAAATGCTACATCTCCAAGATTATAAAGAACATCTCCTGGACGAAGCGTTTCTTCAAGATTACGAATCAGCATTTCAGACATTTCTTCCCAGTCTTTACCTTTTCGAGTAGACGGGCAAAATTCTTGAATTCGACGATGCGCGTAATGGAGATCAGAAGTGAAGTAGATCATAACTAGAGCTCAATGTAATTTTGGTGAATCCTTCGGAAATCGTTGGAACTTCGTAATTTTCAATCATAGATTGAAGAACATACTGAGGAATGGTTTTTCCTTGTCGAGACATAAGTCTTTTGTCGAGTTCTTCTTGTTCAGGTGTTTCAAAAACAACGCCAGCAACATTATAACCAACAAGATAACGAAATTTATTTTTTCGCGATTTTACAGACATATTTGTCTGATCCCATACAAATGATTTCTTTTCTGAAACAAAACTTCGAACATCGTCTAGCATTCTAGACGTAGCTTCTCCGATAGTATCTTTGAAAACATCGTTATATGTAAGCCCACGCTCGGCTGCAAATTGCTCAACATAATTATCAGTTGAAGCGACATCTAATTCTGGATAAAATTTCCTGACCCAAGTAGTTTTACCAGAACCAGGGCATCCCATCAGCATATAACACGTTGGTTGCAAAAAATTCATTATTTCACCTTTCAGCATTAAATCTATTTCTCAAATTCATAAGAATTCTACCTAGCATATTTTCGCCAATACCGTTGCATACACCCCAAAATGTGTCATGCCAAGTATTAGTTTCTTCTATATACGCATCTCCAGTTGAGATGAGCATATCTCTTTCAAGCTTATTGGCGAATTTTGAATTCAGCGCATTCAGCATAGCAGTTGTTCTGTATGAATTCCAATCACTTCGAAGTATAGCTTTGCTTCCAAGCTTTTTAGCCTGTCCCGGAGTTGACGCTTCAATAATAGAACGCTGATAATCGGGATCTAAATTTTTCTGATACATGTATACGTGCTCAGAAGACATAAATTGAATTCCATCAAACACGCAAGTACACAGATGATAATTAGACAAAAATCTATATTCACCAAAGAAACCTAATATTGGTTTCGAGTTACTAAACAAATTAGTTATCTTGCAAAAGTTTTAAATTAAGGACAAAATTTTCAACAGTAAGTTTAACTACAGTAGCCAAAAGAATCATATCTCGATCTTCTTTATCTGCAGACAGATACATTTCCAACACTCCAGAAGCCATTACTGAATATGCTATGTCTTCATCAATCTGAAGCATTCCAAAATCAATCGGATCTTCTGATTCAATTGCTTTGGCAATCTCTACAAGTTGTTCAACTAAATTCATCAGAAATATTCCACTCGCGTACTATCAACATCGCCTTCTTTGAATCGAATTTCTAGAGGTATAGATTCTACAGTTCCGTTAACGACCATTCCCGGCAGAGCAGTTTCTGGTACTTCTGTCAGCAACAGGTAACGAAATCCTTTGTAATTTCCAGATTCATGGAGAATCATTTCTAGAACATTAATCATGCCTTGACGTTGAGCCTTCGGGCAATATTCGTCCAAAGAATTCTTCAGAGAAATGTTAACTTTCTGTTTTACATACTCGACATTGATTGTTTTCTTACTCATGATTAATCTTTCGTCTGTTCTATGACTTGATCGACATAGCCATTATATATGTTTTCAAAATATTCCCATGCTTCATCTTCTGTGAATGCGCGTACCGGAATTACTACATCTTTGCCAGTAGGATCGTACGTATAAAAGTTAAACAGTTTACGAGTATCTTTATTTTGCTTGATCATAATGTTTCCTTGTTGATGGAGTAATTATAAACTAGTCGAACATTTGTGCAAATTTTCAGTTACTGTAAAGTATACATGCTTAATTCCAGCAGCTTTAATGGCAGATTCGCAAATAGGGCATGGCTTAGCTAACAGTGGGACTCCTTTGTTAGAATATCGATACACATGAATAGAATGTGCTTTGGACAAATCTTTGCATTTTACGATTGCTGAGACTTCAGCGTGCAAAAATTCTTTGTGTGCTATTCCAACTTTTGTACCATGAATTTTCATCATTGTGTGTGTTTTTGCATAATCGTTTTGACCAATAGACACAATTCTATTATGCTTATCTTTAATCACTGCAGTGATTGTCTGACGCTTAGTCATAATCAAATATTAACCCATCCAACCGAAAGACAAAGCCAGCAACTACCGTTTACTTCAACAATATCACCAACACTTAGACTACGATGATTTCCATAAAGGTCCGAACGACATCCATCGCGTCTCGGATTATTAGCAATGTCAAAACATTCTTCGGCTGCAGATTCTGAATCAAACTCAGGAAGATCGATAGCGCATACAGATCTGTAATAGCCTTCGTTCAGCAAATCTTTAGCTAAAGATATTTGGCCAAAGCCGTAAAAGTCACTCATCTTTTCTTCAGAAAGAAGTTTAATCACGCATATAGACATTTTAAATTTCCGTTTGTTTATTCGATGGAGTAATTATAAACTAGCAGAACATTTGTGCAAATTATTTCTTGATCAGTTTAACTGTTCCATCTTCTAAAATTTGCCAGACTATAACGTCTCCTATTTTCCAGCCGAGCTGTTCTAGCACTTCGACTGGAAATTCTACATAAAAATCATCGTCTAGTTCTTTTATTTCTAAAGCGTAAATCATAGCGACAGTGCTTTCATAATTTCTTGGTCATATTTGTATTTAGTTTTAATTACTTTGGTAGCATACGAAGTTGATTGCCCTAGACTTCCACTGTATCTTAAAAGAGTTTCGACTTGGTTTCTAGACAGATCAGAATATTCTCTAACAATCTGAGCTCCGACCATAATGTTAGTTTTAGGATCAAACAATGCAGCGCGAGTAGCTTTCTCTTTATGGTAAGAATAAGCTATCTGAAACAATCCAATTGGCCCGGTGGGTGAAATAGATTTATAATTAAATCTAGATTCAATTTTCATTATTGAAAGCAATAGAATAGGATCAATAGAATGCTTGGCTGCAGCTTCATACGTCCAAATTGCGTATTTCTTAGCAACTGCGAAAGGCAATGAACCATCTCTGGAGATTATAGAAGCAGTCTTATTAAGTAATAATGTTTCTTGATGAACAGAAGTCGCTTCAGGTTTGTTTTGCAAATAAAATACTTGCTCTTTAATAATGTTCAAATAAGTAACACTCACTAACAGTGCTGCAGCTAAAATTACATACACACTGTATTTCACCCATTTGAACGAGTTTCTGTTTTTCACTGAAAAAGAATTTTGATTGTTAAATTTCATTTAAGTTTAATTGAATTTAGATCGACCAATCCAGTCTGATCTATGGTAAATATGATCTCTAGACCATCTATAATAGCTGAGCATGCTCCATGTTCGTTTATATACAAAATGTTTGAATCTTGAATGTAAATCACTTTCTTAATTATCGAAAATGGAATTACTTCTACAATTTCTTTAGATTTTAACACAACTTTCATTTTGTGTAAATTTCACGAAGACTTAGGTAGCATATGAGCTCGACGAACTCTGGCAGAAACCCATGAATTATAATATTGATCTGGATAAAGAAGACAGTCGGTAACTAATTGTTCTCTTATTTCATAATAAGAAAGCTCAGATAATGAAATACAAAATCGTGTGATTTCGCGTCTGAATTTATCTTTTCCAAGCTTTTCCACATCAGCTTTAAGTTCTTCAGAAGAGCCGTAATAATCTCGCCAGTCTGAATCTATCAAAGATCTTATTTTCTTTTTCTTTTTCAAGCCAGTAGATTTGACAGTAATTGTTTTTATGTTTGTTTTCTGAAAGAAACACTTTTTCTTTCCGATGTATTTTCGTCCATCGACTAAGTTAGTGATCAGATAAACAAAGCCGATAAACGAAGAATCAATTTCATTTATCGGCTCATTATTGTAAAACCATGTCATGCTGAATAGTTATTAAGAGTCGTTCTTAATAACTATTTAATGTATTAGATTACCCGCATTTGCTAGATCCACAAGATACACAGATTTTGCAGCCTTCTTGATAAACAACTTTGTCTGATCCGCATTCCTGACAGACTTCGCCTTCAACTTTCTCACCATCTTTAATGAATGAACTTAGGAATTTCTTAATTTGAAATAAGAAAGATCCTACGAACACATTGTCAACATGATCTAGTACAGCAACGATGTTTTTAATTAGAACACCATGACGCAGCAACAATGAAAGAATTCTAGTCAGCTTAGTGATGTTAGGATCAGTTATAATCTTAGCTTCTGCATCTTTAACAATATTGTCTGGAATTTTTTTATCTCGAGCTAATTTTAGCAGACGTTCAATCGCATCGCTAGTGGTAACGGTCTTTTCATGATGATTGGTATGTACAAAGATTGCGTGAGGGCGAGTCTTTGTATCATTCCATACCACAGTAAGATACCATTTTCTTCCTTCTGCACGAAGAATTTTCATAGAAGCTTCAGATGACGTAGGCATCTTTACTGAATCTAGAATTACTTCTTCATCATAGCCATTAGTAGAATTCTCTTTAGATGACAAAACCGCAGTCATAGTACCGGAACGATATGTTGTAACACCTTTTACGATGCCTGATCGATATGCAGTTAGATATATATTTTTGAAGTTTTCAAACGGATATTCATTTGGTACGTTAATTGTCTTGCTCATCGCACTGTCAACATATTTAGCGAATCCGATTAGATCAGACAAATGGTCTTCGGCAGTCAAACCAGACAGTGCTGTAGCTGTCCAATCTGCGCCTTCTTCCCACAAACCGTTATCTTGTAAATATCGATAACCATAATCTTTACAAGAAACTTCTTTAGTCAACCCACGATTTTTGTCAATTTTATAAACAACACCATCGATTTGCGCTTTAAGAATTTCTTCGTCGCCTTCTTTGGCAAACTTGAATGTATCAGTTTCTTTCCATTCTCCTTCGTACCATTTAGGCGTGATTTCAATCATATTTTCTGGAACTTTACCGACAATCACGGTTCGAGTATATTCTGGCATGAAAATTGGTTCTAAACCTCCAGACACCATGTTGGCTAAAATCCCAGTATTTCCGGTCGGTTGTACTGAAAGCAAACTGCTATTTCTAATTCCGAATGATTTAAGCTTAGCCATGTAGTCCGGTGCCAAGCCGATGCTGTTCACAAATTTACCAGCAGCATGTTTTTCTGGGACGCAATACTTGAAGCGTCCCTTTTCAATTGCTAGATCGATCGAAGCTTCGTATGCAGCACGAGCAATAGTACTCATCACACTATCTCTCATCTTTGCAGCATTAGCAGATGCAAATTTTGTCTTGAGCATAAACAAAGCCGACCCCCAGCCTAAAATACCGATGCCGATTCGACGTTTATTACGCATTGAATCAACATATTCAGGCAATGGAGCTCCAGAAAATTCATTCACATTATCCAAGAAACGAACCATAATCTTAGCATATTTTTCAAGCTTTGCTAGATCAAATTGCCCATTGTCTACAAACTGAGTTAGGTTTAAAGACCCGAGACAGCAAACGCCACCAGGAGCTAGGGTTTGTTCTCCGCAATTATGAACTAAAATTCCATTTGCATAAAAATTATGATTATCTGTTGTAGTCAAATCATAAACATCTTCATTCTCGATTACACTAATTTGTTTAATTCGCATAGTTTCTTCCATTCTTTCTTTTCTTTGTCATAACTTTCGCAGTAACATGATATATCATCTATTACTGTTGGGTATATCATATTCAGCTTTAAACATTTCTGGTTTATATCTTCTGTTGTTATTGAATAACTAGATGATCTTCTTCAGTAAGCTCTGCCGCTTTAACATATCCACGATTTGAAGTATACACTTTATGATCTGGTGTAAGTTTTAAAATTTTTCCATCTTCAAGTTCTATTTGAATAATATTAGCGTTAACTCTGGTTTTATCAGCGAAAACAACATCTTCATATTCATTCTTTTTCGTCGTTGTGTTATACGTTAAAGCTTTAAATGTTTCACCATTTTTAACACGATCAACTAATTCTGTGAATACTATTTCACCTTTATTTGTTGTAACAATAGTATCACCAGATACGCATGGATTCGTAGCAACAATAGTTTCACCATAATACAATGGGTTGAATTCATTAGCACGATCCAAGAAAAGAACTCCAGGCTCGGCTCGGTTATAAGTGGATTCCATAACGAGATTCCACAGCCATCTCACTGAAATAGTCTGATACTGAATTGTAGGATATCCGAGAGATTCCCATTTTTTCAAATTGCCATCCCATTCAGTTTCGTATGCAGAGAAACTAGTATCTGGGAATTTCAAACTCCATACATCTAGCTTTTCGATTTCCTCTTGATCAACTGAACTGTTAATTGCTTCCAAACGTTCCATGAATTCATTAGTGAAATTCACAGAAATGTTAAACTTAGTAAGACGACCCGAAGACTGTTTAGCAGTAATGAATTCAACAATATCTGGATGCCACACATCAAGCACACCCATCATGGCGCCTTTACGAATCTTCCCTTTAGCTTTTTTATTAGTACTTTTCTTGCCAGAACCTGATGTGATGATCTCAGAAGCTTTGTCGTAGAGTTCCATATACTTTACTGCGCCAGGAGTTTCTACTCCAACGCCTGCGATAAATGCGCCGCGAGGTCTGATCCAACTAAAATTCTGTCCCCAACCGCCCTCTGATTTTAAAGTGAACGCTTGATTTTTCAAATCGTCAACAATTGCATTTAGAGAATCAAGATCTTTGTTTCCTCTTGGAGAAACAAAGCAATTTAGAAGAGTAGTACCTTTCCATTCAGTGCCAGCATTTGAATAAGTGCGGCCGCCACAAGTACCTTTGAAATCAGTTAGCAAATCATAGAATTTTTGCTCCCATTCTGTCCTTAGCTGTTCTGTACTTTCAACCGAAGAAATAGCTTTAGCGACACGTCTTAGATTGTCATCAACGGTCACATCATTGTGATCTTTGTACGTTTGTGTCCAAATTTCTTCTGAGAAAGATTCGATAAATTGCGTCATATTTCTTATACCTTTTTCCATGTGTTAAATTCGATTTCGGCCATTAAGCCCGTGTATGTATTACTCTTAATTAGAGCTACTGGGTCTAAGCCATTCTTGATCATATCATTGATGTCTTTGCATTGTTCAACTAATTTTGGCCAGATTACAATCTTCAATCCTGACTTAATCGCTTTTTTATATTCTTCTACAACAGATTTGTTACGCGGTTCGTTATCTAGAACTACAGTAAGCAAGTCTGGAGATTTATTTATTCCTCGTAAAAACCAGTTTGCAGTCGTAGCCAACGAAGCATTCACTGATGCTATAGCATTCGGTAAAAACAAAGAATCTATAGGACCTTCAACAAGAAGGATTGGTTTGCTTATGTCGACTCGCTCAAAACCAAATAACAAAGGCGTCTTTTCGTTGATTTTGACTGTGATGTATTTCTGTTTTGATTTTCCGTATAAGTCTCGTCCTTGGTATGCAAAGATTTTTCCTGATCTGTCGAAAAAGGGAATAACAATGCGGGCCTCATCTTTTTTTGTTGATTTAAATTCTGAATTGTATCGAGAAGAGTATTCATAAAAACGGTCAGTATAATAAAAAGGATAATCTGGAAGTTTGCGTTCTTTTATATATTGTCTGGCATAATGCTCAGCTGGCAGGTCAGAAACTAAAGCCAACTCTAATTTATTCGGTTCTGGAACTGGTATGACGTTCTTAATCTTTTTCGGAACAAACTCTTCCGTCTTTACTTTCGGAGCATTAAACTTGAATTTTTCAAACAGAAATTCATCGAATAACAGTTTATAATGCGTTTTTAAAAAACTCAGCAGTGTAGTAGAAAGACCACAGTTATAGCAGCCAACATTCAGTTCATCGTTTTTCTCGTAGATAGAAAATCTAGTCTTGGTTTTTACCTTGGCAGAATCACCACATATCGGACAGCGTCCTGAAGCTAAAAATGGCGATTCTCTTTTTACTTTGAATCTTTCTAGTTTAGATCCGAGTTGTTTTGCATAAGAAACTTGTAAAAAATAATCATTACTCATTGTATAGTTGCCGGCGAGTCCATAATTAGTTTGTCATAATAGTCAACACGATTCATTATCGAATCGAACGCCAATAGTCGTTTTGCTTCTTCAATGAGAAGACTTCGAAGAGAATTTTCATAGAACCTTCTGTCAGCATCTGAAGCTTTCTGAATCGACATAACATTTTCTGCGCTGATCGGTATGAATGGATTTTCTCCAAACGGCTGAAATAGAATTGGAACGTAGTTTGTTACAATTTTATCTTTAAAAAGCATCGGTGTAAAATTAATCTTCAGCGGGTACAGAAAATGTATCATTCCATTGCTAATATACGTAGATCCGGTTAGCAAAGTTTCTCCAGTAGAAAGCTTTACTGCATAGCAAGATCCAGAAAGTTTATTGTAATCCATTTTCTTAGTTAGAAGTTTATGTTGACGATCGAATAAGTAAATCCATTTTTCGTATACGTACCAAGCCGATCTCCAAGATGTTTGAACGATGTGTTAACATGTCTTCCAGAGGTCATATTGTCGGAAATGTCATACAAAGTACATTTATCTTTTCCGTCCTTCAGTCTAAGACCACGACCGATCGACTGAATAATCGTAATCGGAGATTTAGCAGGATGAGCGAAAATAATGTTTTCAATTGCCGGAAGATTTACGCCCGTGCTGAAGACCGCGTAAGAGGCAACTATAATATCTTCAGAGGAATTTGCATTAGCTCGAATGATTTCTCGTGTTTTTCCGTTCACAGATCCGTCGATATAATGAACGTTTCGATCTTCAGACTTCGAAGAAATAAGATCATATAGCTGAATTCCTTGTAAATCTACGAATCTAAACAGAACCAACGTAGTACCTTTACATCTAAGAGCAAGCTTAGAAATAAATTCGTTTCGTTTAGAATTAGAAACAATATAACGTATTTCGTCGTCATATTCAGCTTTCTTCATCGCTTTGCTTACTTCTTTAGAATGATTAAGAACTAAAGCTTTAATCGTAAGTGGAACTAATTGTTTATTCTGTATCAGTGTAGATGTAGTAGCAATTTCATATACTGGGCCGGTGATTCCTTTCATGACCAGTATATTACATTTCATGTCATGAAGTGTACCTGTGCATGCAAGTTTATATTTGACTTCAGTAGCTCGTTCGTATATTCCAGTAATCGTTTTTGCGACGATTTTATGACCTTCATCTCCAATAATACAGCCGAAAGAGTTTAACCAATCAGAATCCATTTTAAAGATTGATTGAAACGTAGAAACTGTAATTGGTTTCTGAACGGTTTTATCTATACCTGCGGTGATGCAATGTACATTTTCATCTGCTGACCAATCAGTTCCAGAAGCATAGTCAGCAAAGTCTGATTTCATTTGACTAGTCAGTGAAATAGTAGGAACTACTATCAGAACTCTGAGACCCAGGATGTCGATCATATACCGGCAAATGATAAAAAGTACGAGGGATTTGCCAGCCCCAGTCGCCGCATGTAGTACTCCGCGTTTATTTCTTAAAGCTTGAAACGCTCCATTAATCTGATAATCTCGAATTTGAATCGGCGGATTTCGTTTATCTACACCAAGAGAATTGGCAAAAACTTCTGCATCTTGAAACGTCAGCCCGATATCTTTATTGTCAGGAATGTCTACTTGAATGGAATAATTTCTACTCTGAGCAAATTTTTCTAATTCATCGATCAGACCATACGGCATGACCCTTTTTCCCAGATTAAAAATATGAATTTTACCGTCCCATTTTCCCATCTTGTACATAGGAGTAAAACGAGCGCCCTGAACTTCAAAAGTAAAAGCTTCTGAAATCTCTCGAGCAATATCTGGATCGCATTGAACTCTAACATACGATTCGTTAAGTTTAGTAATTATAATATCAGACATCGTACGGAGTGTCATATTTGACAAGTGAAAACTTCTCAGTGTCTTTAAAATGCATTACAGTATAATATAAACCGTCAGACTCAAACAAAGCTGACTTACATTTGATAAATGAAGTAGACCGATTTAGATCGATGCTTAGAATTTGATCTTCAAAATTATCCCTAATCCAATCAAAAATAGTTCCGATAAGAGTTGGATCGATCTCAACTAAATACATATCAGAAAAAACCAAAGTACCAGAATTCATATGCCTGCCTCAAATTTAGTGTAATCTACGATAGTTTTAAAAATAAAATATTGGTTGGTGATGTCTTTAAGAATCGATTCAGTGGCAGACACTAGAGTTTCAACATATAAGATCTGTTCTTTGATCAATTGCAAATCAGCATCTGCATCTAATAACGTTTCTAATTCAGACTTCATCGGTTTCTTGTACAGATATTGCTTAAGATTGAGCGCTAACAATTCAGTCTGATCAAGTTCTCCGTTGTAATATCGAGTCTTGATTTGACGAAGTTTCTGATATTTTAGAGTCAATGTTCTAAGCTTAACTTTGTACGTCTGAAGATAAGTCAGATATTTAGAATGTAGAATTGGATGTGACGCCATTCGTTCAAGAAGTTTAGTTCTATCTATTTGACAGTCAGATTTCCATTCTGACATAAGTTCGTCGTTATTCATCATCAAATTCGTCGTCTTCATCATCATCAAATTCGTCATCATAAAGTGTTTCAAAAGCTTCTTCTCTGGCGCATGCGATCATAAAATCCATATCTAACGGATATGGATCTTCTAAAAGCATTTCTTCCATCGTTTCATGAAACGTTTTGTTAAGAATGTTAATCTCAGTCTGTTCATCTAAAGATTTAACAAAGTTTTTATGAACTATCATATGTTTGTATTGTTTCAGCAGAAATTTCATGGCGTGTATATTGAATGGAAAAATTAATTATAACAACGTATAGATGAAACGTAAAAAATTTTACATCAGATCTTTTTATGTTATTATGGTTATTAAATAGCTTACACACACAGAGAAAACTTTTTACATAAATTATGAACGAATCTATTAAAATGTTCGATTTTATCGAATATGTCAAAGAAAACAAGACATCTCAATACGAATACAAAAACTACAAGCCGAATTTTAAAAATCGTAGAGTAGTGCGTCGTCTGGTGAAGGCAGCGGGTTTCATAGTAGGTGAAGTTTCATTTACCAAACCTAAGCAAATCAGTGCAACTCGTATTCGTAAGTATTTAGGAATGAATTCTTTGGGATGGTGGCTTCATAAAACTTTATTAATTTGCACAAATGAATCATATGCAGTTGGCGATCGCACCAAGATGTATATCAGTAATAAAGAAGGCCTGGCAAAAATCATGGCAGTTATTAATGGAACTGACTATACAGAGCCAGAAATAGTACTCAGTGCAAATAATATTCTAGAGCTAGAATCTAAAAAATTCGAAGATATTGAAGTCTATCAGAAGATCAAATCTATCGAAGAAAAAACCAGTCAAGAAAAACTGCTAGCTCTTAGACACAATGCAGAAAAAGCATATACTTACTTCAAAGATCTTTCAGACGGAAAGCTCAGTTATTACGACAAATCTTCTAGATACTGGCATCCGCTTCAGAACTTCTCCAAAGAAGCCAAGAATCTATACTTCAAAGCATTTGGTTACTATCATACTTACGATATCGAAGCATGCGCACCGACGTTGCTTCTTCAGCATGCTCAGAAATTAGGTTTTGACGAATATCCATTTTCAATCAAAGAGTATATCAATAACAGAACTGAAGTCCGCCAGATGATTTCCGACTCTACTGGTATACCCGTTCGTCTGATCAAAATTCTGGTTAATTCTATGTTCTCAGGAGCAAAAGTAGGTAAAAACTGGAGATTCAGTACATATCAACTTCTAGAATACAATTCATCCTGGGTAACTGCTTTACAGAATTTAGAATTCTTTCAAACTCTGAAATCAGACATTTCTAATATGTGGAAAGTTATCATTGCTCATGATGATACAATCTCCAAACGTAGAGTACGTAAATTAGACAAAAATGGTACTAACAGATTAGTTCCAGTTAGTTCAAAGATCAAATGGAAAATCTACTTCAGTCTAGAACGTATTGTTTTAGATTCAGTTATTGACTATTCTGAACTGAATAAAATCTCTCTATTTAGAGAACATGATGGTTGGTCTACTGATCAGTTCATTGATCCGATTGAGCTACAAGATCAGATTGAATCTAGAACTGGCTATAAAGTTCGTCTAGATTATGTTAATCTAAATACAGATCCAGTGCAAGTTACCGATTCATTAGACGGTATCATTGAACAGCTTGCTCTAGTACAACTTCAAGAATCGGTTCTAGAAAACCTTTCAAAGTCTGGTACCATCAAAACCAGTCCACGCCAAATCTTACCTATTCCTGATTATTATAGCCATGACGGATACATCATTATTCTGAAAACTGAGGCTAAAAACGAAAAAACGGACTCAAGGTCCGAAATTTCACAGTTCGATTCAAACAGTTTGATCGAAGAATACTAAAAATTCACATTCACCGGTTGGTTTTCTTACATCTGATTCATTTCAGAGGGTATACATTTGTCCAAAATAAACCGTTTAAAATCAATAACTTAGAAAGATACGAAAAACTGTGTATAATCCTATGAAAAATCGAATAATGCCGAAAACGTGTCTTTTTTCAGTTTAAAATCAATAACTTAGAAGCGCCCGTTTTCATTTTTCAAAAATAAATCTAGAAATGTAAAAAGTAGCAGAACAAGTAACAGGATCTGAATTTGAAGTGTCAAAATCTATAGAACCAACAGAAATTGGAAAGACATCTAGAAATCGAATGATTCTGTTCGTATTAGATGCATTGTCGGTGATGTGAAGACTTGCATCTGAAGTAAGCTTATTCTCAGTCATATTTCTAGGAATAAAATCTTTAGTCGATACTGAATCAAACCGTTGTTGAGTAATCCAACGCCAAAGCTCTTCATAATTTTTCATATGTTCATCAACGATAAATTTGATTGTAAGCTGAGAATATTCAGACGAACAACCAGGAAACCATTGCATACTAGTGCCAGACGGAGCATTTGCTGCAGGTACAGAAATTTCTGGTAGATTTACTTCTACTACTCTGAACGTAGTTTCTGGAATTCTTTCTAGACTAAACTGAAAAGAATTATGTTTGAGATAATTATAGTCCATGCTGGATTTCTAACAGAGCCGTCATAACGCCAGAATTATACGGATCTTCATAGTCTTTAATTTTGGGCTTTGCACCTTTTCTGAGGCGATATGCTCGAGCAGAAGCTTGGAGAATAGTGTGATAGATATTTCCAGATTCTCTGATCTTTTCAATATCTAGCTGATCTTGACGTGATAGTTTTTGTTTCATAACTATACTGGCCATTCCATTACAGGAAGCATAGCTAAAGCTTCTTCGACTGTAGTTGGCATTTCAATAAGACCTTCTTGAACTTGAGCTAGCATTTCGTATGCCAACGCGTTACATGTGTCCATCCATGTTGCAAACGCAATACCTTCAGTTTGGAATGGGCCGGGATATCCAGCACGCATGGCGCAGGTAATCCGGTTGTCGTAGCTTTTGGCTTGGGCTGTGGTATCGAACAGTGCTGTCATTGCGTCCACGATGTCTTGCACGGTCAGGGCAGGCGGTACGTAAAGAACGATCTTGGATTCAACGTCAGCAATCAGTGCTTCGTAGTCTGTCAGTGGTGTACCCATCTCAGCGG